ATGTCTGCTTTAAACAGCATATCGCAATCTAGGAATAATGCCCAACCATTATAACCCATAAGATGAGGAACTATAAATCTGCTAAATGAGAACTCAGTAGATGATAAACTATTTCTTGGTCTATTAAATGAATCTTGAATGTTAGGTAAATAGATTGGTGTAAATGATACTGGTACTGAACTATGTCTTAGTATGCTCTCAGCTAGTATATGGTAAGCTATTTTCTCTTTGCTATCATATCCAATAAAGACATTAATCATCTTTGGATTGTAGTTTTTGAAGTTCTAAATCCTTAGCTTGTACTTCCTCGTTTAATCTATCTATTTCTTTTTTAAGTTCATGAATGATTACTTCTAAATCGTTTGAACCTCTTTGCTTCCTATCAATCATGCTCTTTGGTTTTTTTCTTCCACACATTTAAATATCAAATCCTTATATAATATACCTTGTTCGTTTAATGTTTCTATAATTAAATCTGCTTGTTTATCAGCAAATTTAATACAATCTCCTAAAGATTGGAATGTTCTATTGTCTTCCATCTTTAAAAATATGGGTTCATAATCGTTCCCATTAAATATCATTAAGAAAAATATAGCGAAGTATTCCACTACTTTTTCTTATTCTGATATGCCTTCAAATATCTTCTGCCTAAAGCCACTGCTTCAGCTTTGCTTCTGCCTTTATAGCCCCAAGCACGAAGCGATAAAAGCAGTCTAGTTGGTCTGCCTTTATTATCAAACAATCTACCTTGACTACTACCCATTCTAACTAAGAACGAACCTTTACGTCTATACTCAGTCAAAGTATCTGGTCTTGATTTAACTGGTGGTCTTAAATTGCCACCTGTTGCTTTGTTATATCTTCTTCTACCAGAACTGCTGAGACCACCTCGTGGGTTCTTGTCTCGTTTTAATAAACTAAATTTACTCATACTTTTTTAAGTTCAATTTTATTGGTGCTTGTTTTTTAACTTTTAAGTTATGCTTTTTCATAAGCAAATCAACAATGCACTTATGACAAGCTTTGATGTGTTGTTCAAGCTTATTAAGCATTTCTCTTTTACAAAATATACATTTACTCATTTTTAACTTCCTTAAATTCTATTTCTTTAGGTTCTTCGTGTTCAATAATATCATAGATTGGCAGTGGAACATTGTCATCAGCATTTTGTATTTTATCGGTTTGTCCAAGATAAACTTTTCCTAACCACATAGCCATTATGCTTGATTTTAGTTTAGTGGCTATATCAAATTGAGTTTTTCTAATCTCTTGTTTTGCTAGTGCAACCCCCTGTTCCCATGCTTCCTGTGCTGATTCGTTTCTATTAATCGTGGATTCTGAACAACCAATTATTTTGCCTATTTCTGCTTTAGTACACATGTAACTAGCCATAGTTTTAACTTGTTCTAATATTTTAGGTGTAAATTCAAAATTGGGTCTACCTACCTTCTTAGGTATGTCTATTACTGGTGTATTCTTATCCATATTAACCGACTATGTTCGTTAAATGTTCTATTAAGCTTTTTTTAACGATTTGTAAAGGAACTCTAGTAGATTCTGGTTTTGGTATAGTACATGGCAGACTGCTTTAGCTGGTAAATCTATTTTATATTCATCATGGATTAAATGGAATATCTCGTGAAGTAAGGTGTTACTCATTTCAATATTGTCTAGTGATTTGTCTATGGTCATGGTGTTTTTGTCTGAGTCAAATTCACCGAAAATCTTTTTCTTAGATGCTGTTTCTTTGTCAATGTATTCTAACTTAATCAGTCTGCTTCCAAAGACTATCTCGTTAGGTAAACTCATTTTCTTTTAAGCTTCTTTGCTATGTAAAGGTTTTTAACAAAGCTGTTTTTCTTGCCGAACTTTTGACCAGCAGAACGTCTTGCAGATTTATAAGCTTTTGATTTAGTGTTAAAGGGTTTTGGTCTACCAAGTTTAGAGGGTCTTTGTCTTTCCCAAATAGGTTTTTTCATTTCTTTTTTTTCGGCATCTTTAATGGCTTTGGTCTATAAACTCTGTAAGTACCTTTAACCTTTACTCTTTTTTGGTAAAGTGAATTTAGTGATGTTGATGTAGTCTCGTTAGCCATTATATTTTGCCTTTGTATTTAATTAGTATCTGCTTAACATGATTTGTGTATTCTTTGCTAGTGCTAAAATTGTCTAATGTATCAGCTAATTTAATAGGGTCTTTTGTTCTATTTCGCAGTTGTCTAAACTCTTGATAGTGATGGTTCTCATTGATTGTCAGTATATAGCTTTTAACTGACTGGCATTTAGTTTTATATGTTTTAACTCGCCAGTTTATTGATGGGTCTTGTTTAAGTGGCAACATTCCTTCTTTAGACCAAACTCTAATTCCAAATAAGTTATTACCTTCTCTTGCAAATCTTGAAGTTCCAAAATTAGATTCTACTATTGCCTGTGCTATGATTAGTGATGTTGGTATTTGTTCTTCCTTCCTTATGTCTAGGTTATGAAAAGCAATACATTTTTTCATGCTTTCAATAAACCTTTCGCTAGACATATTTTCTACTTTAGGTTCAAAGAAACCTATCTTCCTGATTTCTTCAATAGTGCTGTTTCTAATCTTTTCTTTTGTGCTAGAGTTCGGAAAGAATGTTCCACAAACAAAAACCAAAGACAAGAATAAACAGACAATAGAATAGTCCCATAGTTTTATACTAAGTATTTTTGAGTTCATTTTTAAAGGTTTGATAACCTTCCAGCTTTACAGCTTATCTAATTTGATTATTCCTCGTCAGAATCTAAATCTTCGTCATCTGAGAAATTATCATCTGAATCGTAATCATCAGAATCATCTGTCTCATAGTCGTCAATCGCTGACTCAAGTTGGTCTCTTAGCTTTGCAACTAAATCATCTATCTTGTCTAATTGCTTTAAAGCTTAATGGCGAATCAGTAATGTTATTTTAGGATTAAGTAAATATATAATTTTTAAAGGGTGGGAACTAAGCCCACCCAAACCTACGTAGTTATTTGTATTTATAATAGATTGTTCTTTTATTTCAAGAGTTTAATGTGTGCAGAACCCATTTTTCGTAATCTTCTGCGTCAAGTTTTTCACGCATAATTTCCCACTCGTTTTTATCTTTGGGTTTCTCAATAATCTTGGTTTTTAAGTCTTGCAAGGTGGGAATGGTAATTTTCTTTGGTGTATTAATCATATTGCTAAGACTTATATCATTATTTTTACTACTATATAGTATATTAGTATATGGTTGTTGTTCTGTGTGGGAAAGTTTGTCTTGAGATTTTGGCAAATCTTGATATTTGCTATATTTTACAATGCTAAATATGCTAAGACGTTTGTGCAAAGTTTGTCTTATGTTATTTGATTCAACTAAGTTCTTAATAACAGTTCTAACTTTATCTTTAGAAATGTTAAATTTTTTAGCCAAATCTCTATAAGCTATTGAAACTTCACCTCTATTTAAAGTTAGTTTCTTTTTTCTATAAATAACTTGGATTGGCTTATGCGAAGCCATTGTAAGTAAATAAATAAATATAGAAACCTCTAACTGATTTTTAAAATCGCTAGATGTATAAATCTTCCTATGTAAAGCTATCCAACCTTCAGTCATTTAACTTCTGCTTTGACCAGATCAATTACTTTAGCTGTAAATGATTTAAGTCCATTTTTGTTTGTATCTTTAACAGCAGAATAAATTGTGAACCAAGATTTTTTATATGCTTTGCCAATTTCATTATAAGATAACTTAGTTAATTCTCTAATGACTGCTAGACAAACTTTATTGTGTGGAACTTGAAAAAAATCTAAGTCTTTATAAAGTTTAGGATTGCAAAGAACTTTTTTTGTTGTTTCTGATATGTTCTTGATAGTTAAGTTTTCCATTGTATGCACCTTCCTGTTTGGCTTGGTTAATTTTATTGCAAGGAGATATACTAGCTATCTTCATAGAAATCAATATAGGATTTATATTATATTTTTCAAAGAACTCTAATTCGCCAATAAGATGCTGTTGAGTATGACAAGTAAAGCACATTGGAATACAAAATCTATCATCTCTTATGCCTTTGCCTACATTACCTATTTTAGGAATAGAACGAATATGACAGCATTGAACTTGAGTATCATTACCACAAACGACACATGGAAAAGAAGCTACGAACTTCTGATGCTTAACAGAATGAATTATGTTTGCCTTCCGAATTTGCACTATTTATATTTCTTTGCTTTTTTCTTTGCAGTTCTAGCAACTGATAAAGCTATTGCTACAGATTGTGCTTGTGATTTACCACGTTTCATTTCTCGGCTTATATTTTTGCTTATTGATTTCTTAGAATAACCTTTAATTATTGGCATTATTTCTCCTAGTTATATAACGTGGGTAAGGGAAGGCACTTACCCACAATCCCTAGTATCAAATATAGAACAAAATGGCAACGAATAAGTCATTGTTTTTAAATCATATTACTTTTATATTATCCACAGTTTTTATTAACTTTTAGATTGATATTATCATTTTAATAATTATATTGATTTTATATTAACAAAAAACAAAAGGGAAAATATGAACAAAGTAAAAAACTACAAAGACACAGCAAATGTTGGAGATATAATTAAATCTTATGACTTTGCATTTGCAAACATAGATGACTGTTATGTTGTAGGAAAAGTTTTAGAAAAATCTGAAGTTTGTGATTTAGGAAACTTTGGTGCTTTTAAAATTGAACTCGTAAAAAGAGTTGTTAATAACCAAGACGTAACTGAAAAACAAAAAACAATAGAAAATATTTTTTATGTACCATTTGAATTTGATTCTTATGTTCATAGAGACAATTCTTTAGAGAGAGTTGTAAAAGTAAATAATTAAATTAACTGGGTGGTGTAAAAGCCACCCAAAACAAAGGAAGAAAATATGACAATAAAACAAACAACACCAGAAAAACAAGGATTGATTTATCATTATGTTGATTTGATTGGTCAATGTGATGAAAAAAATTCTGAAATGCAATATGCTTTAGAATATGCTTTAAAGTTTGTTCCAAACAAACAAATTAAAAGATGGATTGAACTTACGCAAAAACAAATAATAGATAAACAAGCAGGTATTGAATGAAAAAACAACTGGCAAAATTACTTAAATCATACCATAAGAAATGGGATTGTTTTGGTAATAAAAAAAGGAAACGTAAATGAGAAACACAGGAGTTATTTGTTCAATGAGTTACTATGAAATGAAACTGATGACAGCAGTTCTATCAAGAATCTTATTGGATAATGAAGTTAGAGGAGAGCATACAAAGAAACGTATCTTTAATCTAATAAGTAAACTTAACAATATGATGACAAAACAATGCTAGAACTTATATCAGATGTTGGATTTTGGTACTTCTGTTTCGCAGTGTTTTTGGCAATCTTAATATGGGAGAATAACAAATGACTAGAGAAACTAAAGACGGAATAGGGTTCGTTATCACAGCTATATTGCTTGGTGCAAGTATAATATTAATACACTTAGCAATTAATTAGAATGAAAAAATATGTTGATATTGATATTCTAAAAGGTTGTGCCGAGATAATTAAGAACTATTTTATAGTTCAAGAATTTTCAGGCACTAAAATCACAAGTTATGACAAGGCACTTTACAATGCTTTACTAAAAAGTATAAATGGGAAGAAAAAAGATGAACTTTTCAAATAAAGATTTAAGTACAAAACTAGGCGAATCAGTATTTGCTGAAAAGCTTAAACAAGCACTTAAAGAAGCTGAATTAAAAAAAGCAAAACAACAACTGGAGAAGGCAAATGAAAAGCAAAAAAAAGATTGAACTGCATTACGCAGAAAAACATCTAAAAGAATTAATCAAAGGTAATCGGTTCTACACAATTCTTGAATACATACTTGAAGTATGGAAAAACAATCCAAGAATAAAAAAAATAGACATAGCTAATATTGTAACTATGGACTATCTTAACCAACAAACAAAAAAGGGAAAAAACAATGAGAATATTATTAAGTTTAGTAATCATAAGCTTAACTAGCTGTAGCACTTATAAGCCAGTAGTTGATACTTCTGGGAGAAGTGGCACGTTTCCTGATAGTAAATCTGACAACATAACTAACGACACAATCTTATGTACTAAGTTTGCTGAGAATACTTTATCTGATAGCCAAGAGTTTCAAGCTTGGATTATTGATAATGTTTTAAGACCAGCATCTTTAGGAGTGGTGTCAAAAGCTGATGATACGAGAAAAAATTACATTAGAAAATGTATGATTAATCGTGGACACAGCATATTAAACTAAGAAGAAAATATGAAAACAGTACAACAAGAAATAGATAGACTTTATTTAGAATCTAAATTGAATAAATATATAGTTTCTAATGAAGCATCATTTTATTACGATTTATGTTCTGTGATTGATAAGACAATAACTTTAGATGAGTTCTATAAGTTATTCCCATATCATAACCCAGATATAAATTCTGATTATTGGAAACAACAACACAACAGATGGAAGGAAATATGGAAACAAGACGCAGTATAAATGAACGATTAGCAAGTAATCTTAGATTCTTGCGACACAATACTAAAGTTGAAGAACCTATAACAGCAAAAGTCAAATATATGAGTCAAAGACATTTAGCTGAGTTTATTGGTTCTCATACTCAACAAATAAGTAAGTTTGAACTTGGTACAAATCAATTATCAGCATCTCAACTTTATAAGATTGCTAAATTGTTTGATGTCCCAGTTGATAAATTATTTGATGAAAATTTACCCAAATCAGTTTATACAAAAACAATTAAACAAAGTATTTATACTTAAACAAAAGGGAAGGAAAAATGGAAGAAATAAAACTATATAATGGTCAAGAAACTTTATTCTTTGACCCAATTCAACATCAATACTTTTGGAATGATGAGCAACTTCCATCTGCTACTGGTATTACTAAACTATTAACTCCTGCAAACGTAATTGGCTTATGGTCAGCTAAGATATGTTCTGAAGAATTTAAAAAGTTAATTAGAGCAGGTGTTAGCTATGATGAAATTGAATTAGCTAAGATTGCAGATCAAATTAAAAAAGCACCTAATCAAAGTATGGGAGATGCTGGTTTAGTTGGAACTCAAGTGCATAATTTAATTGAAGATTATATTCATAAAGGAATTGTTCCTGAGATTATTAATCCTGAGATTAAAAAGTCATTTGGTAAGTTTAAAGAATGGTACGACAAGCAAGAAGGTTTGGAAATTGTATTTACTGAACGCAAAGTATTAAGTCGTATTCATAAGTTTACTGGAACTCTTGATGCTTTATTTAAAAACAAATCAGGAGAGCATATTATCTATGATTGGAAGTCATCATCAGGAATAAGAGATTCTATGTTAGTTCAAATCTATCTTTATAAGATTTGTATTATGGAAGAACTTGGAATTGATGTTAAGCAAGGTGTTATTGTTAATTGCACTAAGCAAGGCAAATTAAATATTAAAGAATTTCCAATAGGCGAAATACAAGCAGATGTGGCGATAGCTTGTCTAAAAATGTATCGCTACCTAAACAATAAGGAGAAATAAAATGAACGTACAAGGTGTTATAAAATACGTTTACGACAATAGATTAGGAAAAGATGGTCAAGCCAATAAGTTTCCTAATTTTAAGTTTAAGGTAGGAGATCAAGAGATTGTTCTTTGGTCAGCTATCTTGCACCCTGCAATAGCAAAAGGTAAAAAAGTATCTGTTGCTGTTCAGGCATCAAAAAAGAATGGTAGTTTATTTGTGCAAACAAATGAAAAGAAACAACCAATAATTCAAGAACTTCCTTCTGAGGATAAACCAGATACAAGTTTTAACCCAGAAGAACTTGAAAAAGAATTGGTACAAGTTGCCAAAGACTTTGATGCAGATTTAACAGTTGAAGCTAAGAAGCCAATTAACAAAGATGAATATATGTTTGTTATGGCTTTAGCTAAATCAGCTATTGAATCTGGTAAAATTAATGTTAATAAGGAAGAAATTGATTTGCTGATTAAGGATTTAAAATTCTTATTCCAAATGAATTTCCATAACTAAGATTCTTATGGCGAGGGTTTCTTTTGACTTCGTGTCATTTCTCAAAAATTCCCTTTTTGATTTCCCTCGCCATATTCAGTTGCAATTTAAACAAATATTATATATAAAAAACATAATGAAGGTGGTTAGAGAAAAGTTGATTGAGTGTTCAATAGTTGTTAAGGAACTGTTTGATAACACAGAAGATGCTCTAACAGAAAAAAAGGAAGGAAAGATTATTTCAGTAAACATATTGAATACAAAGTTTATTAGAAATAATATTAAAATAGCTGATGGAGAAAATGAAAACTCAAGTTCAGAACCTAAGAGACAGGCATCATAGAGTCTCTATGAAGTATTTTGAACTAAAGCATAAAATGGAAAAGGCAAAAAGACTTAAAGATGCTTTAGAAACAAAAGTGGTTTTGAAATTTGAAGAATTACTAGCTTAGGTTAGTAACACAACTTAAAAAGAATTGCAGTGTAAGTGAAGCTGAGAAGTGGGCTTATGCTGATGATAACTATGCAACATTAGTAGAAGGTTTATTAGTTGCAGAAAAGAACTATTCAATTCTAAAAGGTAAGTACGCAAACTTACAGTCTTGGGTAGATTTATATAGAAGCTGGTTAGTTACTAATCGTGAACTGAGTCGCTAAATGAATGATAAAAAATACATTGAAAACTTTAACCATGAGTCTTATGAAAATCGCACTAAGAATTATCTTAACATTAGTGAAGATCGTTTCGTTCAGTATTGCATTAATCGTGGCTATCTTTACAGGAAGCTTGGTCTTAATGCTGTTAATGATTCTCAATCTTTCGCTGAAAGTATTATACCTTTGTTTGCCAAACTCCCAACCCTTATCAAAGCTTTCCCAGACTACTTCGTTTACGCACCTAAAGAAGCACATAAGCAAGAGCAGTTCTTTGTTGAATTAAAGAACGCAACTTGGGAAGGTGGTAAGACTTTAACCAAGATTAAAGTTAGAGATGTTAAAAGATATATCTACTTTGAGCAATCTTTTACAAACTATCATACTAAGTTTACTATTTGCTTTCCTTTAGCTGATAAGATTATTTTTAAAAGTGTAGATCAAATATTAAAGCTATTGCCAAAGTCGCAATTAAAAAGCTTTCCAAATGATGGTATAGAATACTTTGAAGTTCAACTCAATTAACATTGTGATATGATTGGTTTGGTTTTATTTATTTAAGTACTTTATTTTTTTATTGTATTTCTTAATATACTTTGTGGCAGTTTTTAAGTTTCTTTCCATTCTACTTACTTTTAACTGCCATTTGTTTATTAAGGTTTTATATTTCTCTAATTTCTTATTTTTTATTTCATCTTTAGATAAAATAATAACTTTAGATTTTAGAGTTCCATTTAACCAACCTTTATCAATTACAAACTTGCACATTTCAAATTCAAGTTCTGCTTGTTGATAAGAATGGTCAAACCTTCTATTTGGAAACCTTCTTCTATAAACTTTATGAGATAGAGAATGTATTAATCTTCTCCAACCTTTCCATAAAGTAGTTGGGTCTCCACTTAAACAGATATAAGGTTTCCAAACTCTATAAGCTTTTGGATTCATAGCTGAAAAAAAAGGTGGTAAAAATTTCTTAGCACCAAATTTTCTTATCAGTATGTTTTTTGCCTTTTCTGCTTCTTCTCTTGTGATGTATGGAATTTTAATATCTTTCCATAAATCATTTACCTCTTGATACTTAGAATCAATTTTAGTTCTAAGATCAACAGTTAAGTTGCCTTCAGTTATTAACATAAGTTTCCCTTTTGTTTATAACCAATCATATTCACAATGTTAAAGAGCACAATTAATTTTTTTTACTTTTTATTATTTAATACTTTAACGATACTTATTAACCCTTAAAGTAATCAAACTTTTTATTTAATAAAAAAATTTAATTACTGACAGTATATCATACTCACTTTTTCAAAATCGTCTAAAAGCTAGTAAAATGGAAAATTCTGAAAAACAGCAATTATATATAATTGATATTAAAGCGAAATTTATTTTTAGTTAAGTGTTCTGTGAAAATTGCAAAAAAAATATTTTTAATGAATTGTGTTTGAAATATCTTCATAATAATCGTGCCAACCACATTCCTCTACTTCAAACTCAACTCCTGTGATTCTAAGTTTTTTAACTTGTTTTAATGAAGCTAAAAAAGAACTAGCATTTACAAAGCAATCTGTGTCAAAGAATCTGCAATAAGCTATATCTTCTTTTATACTCTCATCATTTACTTTCACAAAGCTTACAGCATAAGTGATTAAGTAGAAGTTCATCTCAACTACTTTTTGAATATATCAAGAGTGGGTTTTAATCCGTAAATTGCCGAAAATATACCTACTATTAACCATTGATACCAAGAAGGAAACTTACCAAAGTAATCAAAGAATAAATCTAGTTTGGATTTTATGTTAGCATCATCACTAATGATTGCATAAGACAATACGACAATGGGTATGCAAACAACAAATAATACTATTTCGTCTTTAATTGATTTGTCTTGTTGATCGTAAACATCTCTGGTGTACTCTATCTCACCTTTTGCCATACGTTCATAGTATCTACGTTCAGCTTCAGATTCTAATAGTTCTGATTGCTTATGATTCTTATAAATCTCAGCACCAGTTTTAACTACTGTAGGTATTATATTCCACCACATTAATGATATTCCTCAATATAAAATGACATTGTAGCTGATATAGAAGTAGTAGCATCTGCTTTTGCTCTAATCTCTATGTCTGTTTTTTGATCTACAAGAAACGGAACTGGAAATTCTTGATAAGCATTTCCACCAAATAAAGTTTGATAACCTATTGTGTTGTAAGCATTACCATCAGCAACTCGTCTAATCATAAGTTTAGCTTCAACTTCTTTTTGTTTAGAAACTCCAATACCAGCAGATAAAACAAATGCTCTTGAATTTGCAGGAACAGTAAACACACAAGATAGTGATTTACCATAAGTTGGAAGTATAGTTGCAACAGCAATAGTATTTACTGTAACTGTAATTGTGCCTACGTTAGCATTTCCAGTATTTGCATTTACTAAAGTCGCAGAAAAAATCCTTAACCAAGTTTTAGTAGATGTTTGTCCAATCGTAACTCTCTCAGATTGCAAAGCCCAGTTTGCATCTAATCCATAAAGATCAACTGTTCCACCATTGTCAGAAACAGTATCAGAACTTGTAACTGAAGCTGTAGTTGCACTTGTTGGATATGAGTATAATCCACCACCTGACCATATTGTTTCAAATGACGTACCTACATCAGCATTATAGCCAAATGTTCCATAACCTGTAAAATCTTCTACTAATCCTTTTTGTACTAATAAACCAAATGATGCTTGTTGGTTTTCTTCCTTATTTTGTATATTGAATACCATTGTAACTTTAAACTCCTTAAATTTGACTATTTAAACCGACAAATTACCCATTTTTTTTAATATTATAGGTTAAGTTGTCGCTTATCGTATTATTAAAGCCACAATGCCTTAAAATGCGTTTAAATCGGTTTTTAGACTATTTGCTACTTTTAGATGAATCTATTAGCAGTTCTATGTAGTGTTTTGCCTTTTCTAAATCAGCAATACCACCTTTATCTTTAAACCTTAGAACATACTTTATAACGTTACCTTCACAAAATCCAATATTATTTTTAACTATAAACTCAACTGGTTGAATCTTGTATTTTTTATAGTGGCTTCCACCAACTTGTCCCAGTCAGCAAGTTCTTTATTAGGCACTCCTAATACCTCACAGTCCACTGCCATTCCAAGACAATGCTGACTTCGTTCAGAACTACCTATGGCTTTACATAACGCAGGAGAACGATAACCAGAAGTTATTTTGATGTCGCCAAATTGATTTATGATTGGTTCAATAACTTCATAGATTAGAGTTTGTAAGTTAATTAGAATTTGGTCAGTTGGAGTATTATCTATTCCAAGTCTTGTAGCTGTCTCGCTAAATAGTAATTCTTTTAAACTAACTTGCCTATCCATTTGCCATCTCTATTTAAAACACAAGGTGCTAATTTTGGTTGTGAGTCTATGATTAAACCAGTTCCTATTATAAATCTAGTTTTAAAATTCTTAGCATATTCAAAAGCTAAAGACTTTTGGTCTATTAAACAACCTACTTGCATACCCCAAAAAAGATTATCAGGATTAGCCCAGTATTCAATTTTAAACTTAGTATGAAAATGTCCCTGAACACAATTCATTCCATTTGTTTGTGATACTTTTAAAACATCAGCAGAACGACCATGAGTAAATAAGCATCTTTGTTTATTAGGAAGTGTTACTGTTAAATCATCAAACCATTTCCATTTTTTAGTTCCTAAGAACTCGCCATATTCTTTTAGATATGCTCTTGGCATACCATGTTTTAATGCTCGTCTATAAACCATTGATGAGTGGTTAGAATCTATTTCTACTAATTCAGGAAATATTGATTCAAGTTCTTTTATGTAATCTTTTGCTTTAGCAAGTTCATGTCCAGCAGAAAATAAATCTGGGTTTGAATCATGGAAGCTAAGTGCGTGGTGGTCTAGCAAATCACCAATAGACATTACGAATGTAGGTTTGTATTCCTTCTTTAATGCTTTTAGAAAATCAAAAGAATCTTGCCTATGATAAGGCAGGTGCAAATCTGAAATAACCAGAATCCTTCTTGTGTCCATAACTACCTACTAGTTGTATTTGTTAAAATAAGCAATAGTTACTTAGCTAAGAAAATAGTAATCAAAGCCAAAGACAAAGCACCAAGTCCACAAAGGATAGACCAGAATAGAGTTTCTAGTTTCTTTTCTAGTTTATAAACCGAGCAACCAAGTAGTTTAACTTCTCGTTTAATTCCTGTGATATGTCCCTTTAAAGATATTAGTTCTTCGTTCTGTGTTCTTGCCATTGTCTTTTAAGCATTTGCAAGACTTTAGCAAGACACACCCACCAATCCAAAGTTTGTAAATGCACTCCATTAATTTCGGTGCATTAATATCAAACTATTTTGTTTTAATAAAGTTATTTTTTGTAGAATTGTTCTACGTTCTTAGCATAGTCTTTCCAAAATGTTTTTACATCTTCAAAAGCATCTGCATAGAATTTAGACCAATAAGCTTTTATGTCTGAATAGTTTAGCATTGTTGTCTCCGTTTGTTATTGCCAACATATAATGTTGCAACATACAAAGTTCAAGACTACTTGATGTTTAAATGTTCTTTAACTGATTCAATAATGTGCTTAGCAATCTCCCACTTCCATTCTGCATATAAGCCAAGTATTAATCCTAGTATAAAATATATCATTTAACCTTATTAAAGTATTCTATACATTCTGCAATAGTTTCTTGTCTGATATATTCATCTCTTATTTGTTGTGATGTAGGTTTAGGCAAATCAGAATCCCATTTATTTATTACATATGTTCCCCCACCAGAACCCAAATCATAACCAACATTGGGTGCTAAAGATTTCATTACTGTATTGATTCCCCAGCAAAAACCATTTTCATTGGTATATTTTTCAATGGTTTCTTTAACTGATAATTTTTTAGTCATTTTAATCTTTTATAAATAGTTTAAATTTAATACCAATCTATAAGAAGTATCAGTATGTGTTGTTGCAGTATGTTCTAAGCTACTTTCAAATTCAACTAATCTATTAGCGACACTTTCAATTTCTTTGCCATTTTTAAAGATTGTTTTTCCATTGTTAGTATTAAGATAAATTATAGAAGTGGTGCAGTTAGTGTTTGTGTCAATGTGATATTTAAATTGTTTTATGGAATCTTCTTTATGAGTAAAATTTATTTTTGCTCTAATTATTTGTTTAATGTTTAGCTGTTTAAATATTGGTTCTAATAAAGATAAATGATTACTTTGTTTTTTATTTTCATTAAAAAATACATGAGTGAATTGTTGTCCACCATCATTTTTTTCAACCTTACAATCTTGGTAATACCAATCAAAATTATTACTTAATACTGTTTCTTTTAAATGGTTAAAATAAATTTGTGGTAAAAAATTATCTATTATTCTCATTTTAAAAAATGATACCAACCAGTAATAATATATTTATCTTCATCTATTGTAGTATGTCCTTTATGAGTGAATGTCCATTCACTTGGAAAAATTATTGTTAATCCTTTTTCTGGTTTTACTTTTAACTTTTGGTAAAAC